ATATACAATTCCAAAAGAATCAAGAGTATTGTTAGGGTATAAAGAAAAACAGGCACTAAAAATAATAGAAATATCGGACACATGCATTTGTTTTGTTCCAGAGGGAGAAAAAGTTGTTGTTGAAATGGAAAAGCTAACAAAGAAAGACCAGGAAGCAATAAGAAAGATTTTAAAGATTTAGGAAATAAAGAGGTGAGTTAAATGTATTATGTAGTATGTGGTCGTTGTGGTTGCTGTCTAGATCCAGGCGAAAAATGTGATTGCAACGATTACACAGGGGAAAAGTATTTAATAACAAACGATTATCAGATAAAAATAAATATAAAGGAGTTGCAAAATGCATAATCTAGAGGATATAAAAATGACACCAGAACAAAAATACAGGAAAAGAAATAACTTGAAAGTAAAGGCATTTCAAATAGATAGAAAACTTGAAGACGAATTTCATGAGAGATGTGAAAATCTCTGCTTTGGCAGGTCGGAAGCAATAACAGAGTTAATAAAAATGTTTGTCGATGGAACCGTTGTAATTCCAACAACAGAGCGTCAGGAAAAGCTAAAAAATCAGGTTAAAAAAATAATTTAAAAAAAGTATTGCAAATAGTTTAAACATATGTTAACATATGTACATGAGTTACAAAATAATAAAAAAGGAGAAACAAAAAATGAAAATATTAAACTACACACCACACGAAATCAAGCTACTTGATGTAAACAACGAGGTTGTAAAAACATATGAAAGTGTTGGATGTGCACGTGTAAGCACAACACAGAAAGAATCATATTTCGTGGATGGAATACCAGTTATGTCTACGGAATACGGTGAAGTGGAAGGACTTCCAGAAGAGAAGTATGGAGTAATGTATTTAGTTTCTTTTATGGTGGTTAACGCACTGCCAGACAGAAAAGATTTGATCGCTCCGAACACATCACCTCAATCATGTGTAAGAGACCAGGACGGAAAGATTATTGGAGTAAAGTCTTTCCAGAGTTAAAAATAAGGCTACATGTAAAAGTGTAGTCTTTTATTTTCAGAAAGGAATAAAATGGGATTTATAGCACAAAGCATACTTTTATGGATACTTGCATTTGTTGTATTTTTAGTAGTAATAGCAAGTTGGATGGATGATTTTAAATAAAGAATAAAAGGAGAAAGAAATGGAAGAAATAACAGTAAAGACAATCTTAGGATATACAGAAGAAAGCAGAAAAAAGAAAAAACGTAACATAAAAATGGAATGTGATGGAATGTGTCAGTTTTGTGAATCACATTGTGAAATACAGGAAATCAGCTAATAATAAGGCAGTCGAAAGGCTGCTTTTTTAGTTGGAAAAATTGATTTAAAAATAAAATAAAAAAACTTTTAAAAATGTGTTGACATGATTGTTAACATATGTTATTATATACACATGAGGAACACAAAAACAAAATTTGGTTGGCTGTAATCCACAAAACAGCCCATAAGGAGATAACATGAAAGAATTAAATTTAATGGAATTATATGCAGAATTTGTAAACACAAACTTGGAACTTGAATGTTCCGTAGATTGTGGAGAAAAATCAGTACGTGAAAGCTTTTCAGCTTTCGCAGAGCTGGAAGAAGAAATTTCTTTCGACGAAATGTATGAGTTAGAAAAAAGTTTATAATAGTTTCATCCCTGTCAATCTGGTGTAAGTCGTTCGAATCGGCAACAGGGTTTAGGAGCAAGACTCCGACTGGTTAGACTACCAGACAAGATGAGGATACATCTGAAGACTTTTATGAGTGTAGACTTGTGGAAGTGCAAGGATAGGAAAAAAATTTAGTGGAGGGATTAAGAATTATGAAAAGTATATTTGTTTTAGAGTCTTTGTCAGAAAATCCAGATACAGGAGATAACGAATTAACAGCATACTTTGTTTTCTTTACATTGGAAGATGCTATTAAAAATTTAAGAAATGCTTACTATCCGAGAATAGTACAGCATTTTGAGGATGGAACAGAAAGAGAGGTTCAGACATGGGAATGAGATGTAAGGTTAAAAATACACCTGAAACAAAAAAGGTATTAAAAAAAGTCTTGTCGAAGAAAAGAAGACAAGACGCAAAGAAAGCCGATGATTCATTTATCGGAACTCGCAAGGAAGATAATAAGCGTGTAAGTAATTACGATTTATAATTTGGCTTTCCAGTGCCATAAACTGGAGATAAGAAAGGAATATTATGAAAAAATTATTAAAAAAAGTACTTTGTAATCACAAGATGGAGTACTTGTTTTCGACTAGGCAATATGGCTTCGGAGAAGAAGTATATATTTGCAAAAAATGTAATCAGTTTTTTATTACAAACAGACATCAAAATGTCTGGAATTTAAAAATAAGTCAAGAGTGGTTTAAAAGACTTGACTCTCAAACGAAATATAACAGAGAGGGGATGGAAGTAAATGAAAAAAATATTTAGCTTTGACGCAGAAACTAATGGGCTTTGGGGGGAGGCATTTAGTATCTCAGCAGTAGTAGAAGAAAACGGAGAACAAAAATCAATAACATACCGTTGTCCAATAAAAGGGTATGTAAACGATTTCGTTTTAAAAAATGTCATTCCTGCTATGGAAGACATTAAAGAAACTCACAGGGATTACTACTCCATGTTAAAGAGTTTTATGGAATTCTACATGGAAAACAAAGAAGATGCAGATGTTATTGTGCACATGGGACTTCCAGTAGAAGCAAGACTATTTTTGGATGCACGCAAATTGGGATATATAGGTGATTGGGATGCACCATATCCGTTAATTGATGTTTCAGCTTTTAAAGAGATTGGAACATCTGTAGATACTTATGTTAAAAATAATAAAATATGTGTTCCAAAAAATATAGGGACACACAACCCATTATATGACTGTATTTCTGCTTTAGAGGCATACAAAAACATAATAAAATAACAAATAAGGTTATGCTTAATCCTAAAAAAGCAGATAAGAAAGGGATATTATGGGATATTTAGAGGCAGGAACTATTGTAATTGTTACAGCAGAAGAGTTCTTTTATAAAGAAGAAATAGAAGTAGATGGAATAAAATATCATGCAGAACAGTACAGCGACTGCATGGATGATTGTTATCATTGCAATCAATGTTACGAAAATTATTATTCTTGCCCAAGAGAAGGAACAGGGGAAATGAAAATAACTGGAATAGTAGAAGAGCAGGAGGTGTTAAAGTGACTTTTAAAAAGTTGGAAATAGGACAGTGGTTTTATTCGGAAGAAAAAACAGGAGATATCAATCGTGTAACTGTATATAAAAAAATATCGGTTGATTCTGCACAGGATGAAGATGGTGTATGTTACAATATGCCAAGTAAGTTAAAAATTGTAAAGGAATAAGGACGTCTAAAGACGTTCTTTTTTTTATGTAAAAACGTGGTATAATTAAATAAAAGAGGTGTTAAACAATGCATACATACAAGATAATAAAAAAACTGCAAAAAGCATTGATATGCAAAGGCGATATTATAAATATAAATACAACAGAGTTTTACAGCGATGATAAGAAAAGAATGATAACAAAGTATATAGTAACAAGGAGAGTAATAAGGGTAGATGAAGATGGGAAGCAGATAAGGAAAAATGAAAAGCTAATAGACACATGTAGCCAGATAGAAATAGTAAATCTACTGGTGGATAGGTTAAAAGAATTGTCAGGAGGTGTACAGGATGGATAATAGACTGACAGAGAGACAAAAGAAGTTTGCAGATGAATATATAAAGACTGGTAATGCGAAGCAGTCGGCGATAAAGGTTGGATATTCGGAAAAAACAGCTGTTACATCAGGAAGCCGATTGTTGACGTATGAACATGTTAAGCAATATATAGCCGAAAGACAGCAAAAACTAGACGTTGTTACTATTGCTACACTACAGGATATACAGGAATTTCGTACTCGTGTGCTACGTGGACAGGAAAAGGATGCCTTTGGATTAGACGTATCTATCCAGGACAAAGAACGTGTAGCTGCATCTTTGGAAAAGGCATTGCGAATCAAGGAAGAACACGAGCAAAAGTTAAAGATGCAAGAAGAGGCAAGGAAAGCAAAAGTATATCATATGGATTTGTATGATGTAGCTGACTGCTTTCATTCTGTTATACGACAGATAAGAGATTTTAAATTTCTAGAATTTGTATTCAAAGGTGGCAGAGGTTCTACAAAATCATCAAATATTGCACAAATAATAGTAGAGCTAATAAAAAATAACCCTGATACACATGCGTTAGTATGTCGTAAAGTAGGTAATACGGTTAAAAATTCTGTATATGCAAAAATAAAGTGGGCAATAAATAAGCAAGGGTTGCAGGAAGAATTTAATTGTGGCAAGAGTCCTTTGGAGATTACATATAAGCCAACAGGACAAACAATATATTTTCGTGGTGCAGATGATCCAGACAAAATTAAATCAATTAATCCAGAGTTTGGGTATATTGCTTTTCTTTGGCTGGAAGAATTAGACCAGTTCTGTGGGGAAGAGGAAGTAAGAAAAATAAAACAGTCTGCCTTGAGAGGTGGTCCTTTAGCTTTTCTATTTGAATCATTTAATCCACCTAAAACAGCGATGAATTGGGCGAACAAATATGTATTAATACCAAAAGAAAACAGGATAGTGCATCACTCTGATTATACGCAAATACCAGTGGAATGGATAGAACAACCATTTATCGATGAAGCAGAGCATTTAAAGAGAACAAACCCTGACGCATACGACCATGAATATGGTGGTGTTGTAAATGGTAATGGTGGCATGGTGTTTGATTACGTCGAAATAAGAACCATAACAGATGAAGAAATAGCGACGTTTGACCATATATTCCAGGGGGCAGACTGGGGATGGTATCCAGACCCTTATTCATTTTTACGTAGTCATTATAACTCAAATCACGAAGAAATATTTTTGCTTGATGAAAACTACGGGTGCAAAATACCAAACGCAGATACAGCAAAGTGGATAATAGATAAGGGGTACGGAGATTATACAATCACGTGCGACTCGGAAGAGCCAAAGAGTGTTGCAGATTACAGAGATATGGGGCTACCTGCAAAGTCAGCAACAAAGGGTCCAGGGAGTGTTGACTATGGATTTAAATGGTTGCAAAGAAGAAAGATTATAATAGACCCCGCAAGAACTCCTAATGCATTAAAAGAAATAACAGAATACGAGTATCAAAGAGATAAAGAGGGCAATGTAATATCTGGTTATCCAGACATGAATGACCATGCAATATCTGCACTACGATACAGTTATGAGCCATATTTTAACAGAAGAGGAACACAGGCATAAGAAAGGGGTGATACTTTGCAACTAATAGAAAGTGTAAAAGGAGTGATAAAGAGAATGTTTAGAAAAGACAGCAAAAAGGCATATAACACAGACGTGATAGAAAATGAGCTGATGGTTGTAGAGCATGCCAAATGGGTAAATACTTACATGGGTATGCCTGTTTGGGTTAATGCAGAAGATGACGTTAAAACAATCAATTTTGCTAAAACAATTTGCAACGAATTAAGCAGATTGACAACATTAAACATAGAATTGAGTTTTGATGGTGATGAAAATAAGCAAGGAACGGAAGCAAACAAAAGAAGTGAGTATCTAAAAAAGCGAATGTCTTCATTTATGGAAAACATACAGATAATGTGTGAGCATTGGGAAGAACACGGAAGCTTGCTATTAGTACCAAACATGGACGGAATAGACATCATAACACCTGAAAACTTTTATGTAACGAATATGGATGGTAACAAAAAGGTTACAGGTGTAATCTATTTTGACTATTACAGACAAGGCAAAGACTTTTATACTTTAGCAATCTGGCAACGATTTCAGGATGGATTGTATTACATCTCACACAAAGCTTTTAAGTCTGGCAAAGAAGATATGATAGGAAAAGAAGTATTATTAACAGAGACGATATGGTCAGAATATGAGCCAGAAACAGTAATAGACATCGGAAAAGAAGAAGAAAACAAGCCTTTATTTGTTTTACTAAACCTACCAATTGCAAATAACATAGATGAATACAGTCCGTTGTCCATGTCTGCGTTTGGCGATGCGATGAATGAATTAATGGATCTAGATGTATCGTACAGCAGGTTTATGTCTGAAATATACGACAGCAAGAAAATGGTATTGATTGATGATACAATGGTAAATAAAGCAGGACAAAAGATAAATCAAAAGTCAGATATAACACTACCTAGGTATGTTAAACTGCTATACGGTAATGGTACAGATGATTTTTACCAGGAAATCAACCCGACGATACAGACAGATGCAAGAATGTTAGGTATAAACAAAATACTTGATATAATTTCGTATAAGGCAGGGTTTTCTAATGGATATTTTAACTTTGATGTATCAAGGGGCATGGTTACAGCCACACAGGTAGAGTCAGAGGACGCACGAACAATAGGAACGATAAAAGCAAGAAGAGAGGTACTTGAAAAAGGATTATCAAATCTTATCTTTGCATTAAATATCATTGCAGACTTAAACAGCATACCAGTAGGGACATACAAAGAAACGTTTACATTTGGAGATATAACCTATAATTACGAAGAAGACAAGACAAGGTGGTATCAAATGGCAACATCTGGCTTTATACCAAAGTGGATGTACCTTGTAAGATTCGAGGGGTTCACAGAGGAAGAAGCGAAAATGATACAGGAAGAAGTAGAACCAAAAGAAGAAGAAAATACAATGTTTGGAGGGTAAAGAAATGAGAGAATCTTACATGCCAGAGAATTTAATGGTACAAAACATAACGGTTGCTAATAAGATACGTCTGGTTGGAAATGGTACAGATACAAATGACCTAGCATTAACTGGCTTGGCTGGTAAGCTTGGAGCAAACGCAAAACCTGATTTTGATGAATCTTTGGCAGCTTACCAGTTCCCACAAAATGTTACAGATGAAAAACTATTTTATTCATATCAATTAAGCCATGCAATAAAACTTAACTCAATAATAAGACCACATGTGCATATTAGACAATCCTCAGCTGGTCAGTCAGTATGGAAATTTGCTTATGTAATTTCAGACCCTGGCAAGGCGATAGCAGGAACACCAACGGTGTACACGATGAACACAAATATTTTTACATATGTAAGTGGCACTATATCGCAAATAGTACAAGGGTCTGCAGGAATAAGCACAAAAGGTTTAGGTTTGTCAGCGATGCTTATAGGGGCATTATACAGAGATGATAACGTTATATCAGGCGATATATCAATGGACTTTTTTGACCTACACATGGAGCTTGATGGATTTGGAAGTAGTACCGAGTATACAAAGGAATAGAGGTGGAATAAATGTTAGAATTAAACATAACAGGACAGAGATTAACAAGAACCGATAATACATTTGTTGTTGCTGACTCCGTAAATTATTTGAAAGCACATTTTACAGTGTCAAATGACTGGACAGGAGTTATTACTACTCTTTGGGGTCACGATGGGGAATATTATGCAGTTGTTTTGGACGCAAACAAAGAGTGTTTTATACCTTGGGAAGTTATAAAGTCAGGTTCTATGGTTGTTTCTGCATTTTGTGGTGACTTGGTTACTGCTAATGTACTAAGTATATCTGTTACTGCAAGTGGCTACACGCAAGGACAAACACCAGAAGAACCAACACAGGACGTATACAATCAGATAATTGCTTTAGTGAGTGCACTACAGGACGATATAGACGAAATTGAATTAAATAACTTAAGCCTTGAAGATGTTCAAGACTTAATCGATACATCTTTATCCTCATACAGCAATACAACTCAAATGAATCAAGCGATTGCAAATGCCACATCAGGATTTCAAGATGCAAGTGAAGTAAATTCTCTAATTGGAACAGCACTAGCAGACTACAGCACAACAGAGGAAATGGGACAGGCGATTGCAGACGCATTCACAGAATCTACAGGGGTAGAAAATGTTGGTACTTTTCCAAACATGATTGATGATTATAATATGAAAAGTCCTTACGGATATTGGAATATGGGATATAGAAATGATACTTTATCATCCGAAGTTATGGACAATTACACAAAGCTCACATCATCCTATGCAGGAGAAAAATACTTATATAAGACCTTTACCGTACAAAATGCACACAAGTATTTGCTATTAATGTCATATCGTATTTTAAGTGCTAATAATACTGTACAGCTACGCCTAGGAGTGGAAACACCACCTTACTACCTAGCAGGTAATACAAGCATTCCTATATCTTCAAACTTTGCTCAAACTGGTTATATTTATGAGCATTCTAGTGCAAATGTTAGTGGGTTTTTCCAGATAATTGACACTTCAAGCAATGCTTTGGATATGGATATAGAGTATTGCATATTATTGGATATCACAGGAATTGACACGACATTTAATGATTTTAGAACCAAATATATTACAGGGATAGAAAGCTTGCAAGAAAACGTAATATATGCAGGAGAAATCCCAAAAATAAACTATTTAATGGATAAAGTTATTCAGCAAGATGAAAAGTATTACATTGCAAAAAATAGTAATATATTCAACAAAAACTTCATTTCCACAAATGGAACTAAAATGGAAGATGAAAACGGTATAGAATTTGTGATGAAAGCAATGGGATTTTACAACAATGTTGGATATATCGCAACAGATCAGTACTCAAGTCCACTCGGTAGCACAAACGGAATAATCGAAACGCACAATGAAGATACATACAGGGAATTACATGACTTAGGATTCAATTCCGTACGTTTTTACATGACATATGAGTGGTTCGAAGATGCAGACAGTCCAGTTATAGACCCAACACTTGCAGGAGATCCAGCCGACTATAAGCAAGAAGCATGGGATTTCTTAGATGCAGAAATAGAAATGGCAAGAAGACATGATATAAGATTGTGCTTAAACATGCATGTTTATCAGGGCTTAGGTGGCAAAGAAGATGTTGATTTATGGACAGATTCGGACACACAGACAAGATTAATAAATCTCTGGAAAGCTATAGCAAGAAAATACAAGGATGAGGATATTATACTTGGTTATGGCCTAATTAATGAGCCTAATATAACTTGGAATTCATCCGAAGCAAACACTATAGCAAGATACCAGACATTAAGCAACAGTATTGTTACAGAAATAAGAGAAGTAGACACAAATCACATCATATTTTCTGAATGTGCAATAGCTGGAGTATTGGGAGACGGTAGCAAGGTGTTTACTCTAAATTCGAACCTTAATTTTATAAGTGTTTTGAATAATGGTGTTGAGGATACAAACTATGTCTATGAAGCACATCATTATCAGCCGATTGCACTATCTCACAATGCGAGTGACTACAGTCATCCTAGTATGGTATATCCAAACGACCTAGCATTATACTCATGGGATGGTACATACACTTATGTAAATACTAAGTCTGGTAATAGAACGATTGCATCAGGTGGAGCAAGCGAAACAACATATACAACAATAACAACAGGAATAACAACACCTGATTCAGGAGTAGACTTTATTTTTCCTTTTATCAATGTCTATAACGCAGGTGGCGGAGAAATAATTGACCTTGATAACTTCAAAATAAAAATATATGATGCTTCAAACAATGAAGTATTTACAGCATTTGAGGATGATTGCCAGAATGGTGCTATATTTACAACAAAAGCAAATTACTGGACTATTTCAGAGGCATCTGGAAGTGGTGACGGTGATTCTGATTTTTTACGTTTAACTGTATTGAACGAGCTTAACGCAAACACAAGCTATTCAGCTATGACAGATATCGGCGATGGTGGGGTTGCACTTGCGAAAAGATTTATAGTTCCTACTGGATACAAATATTCTGTTGAATGCAAAGTAAAAATAACAAATGTGCAATCTGACCACAATGTGACTGTTGCTGTCGGATGCGATGAAATAACAGCACCATACTTTTTTGCTTACAACAAGGAAATACACGAAAAGTTGCTTTACGATTACAAAGCATTTACTGATAATGCAGGAGTACCTTTATTCGTCGGTGAGTTTGGCACAAGAGATGATTCCTATACAAAAGGTGGAGATTTGTGGGTTCATGATGCAATAAAAGTATTTTTAGACAACAAGGTAAGTCACAATTATCATGATTACAACGAGCCATTTACAGGAAATACTTTTTCATTTTACGAGCAGTTGCATGATGAAAGGTTTAAAAATAAAAGGTTAGAGTACATTTTTAAACAGTGCTACTTGTCAGACCTGACAGCAGATGAAGTTACAAAAATTTACCAAGAAATTTACGGAGGTAATTAATAATGATGAGAGAGGCTATAAATCAGTTAGTTACACACATGAAAGAACAAACAGACAGAATTGATGGTGACATCAGTTCTGTAAATGGTTTTTTGTCAGGATTGCAAGAAGATATATCTGGACTTGAGGGAGATATTTCAGATGTCCAGACAGATGTTGGAAATGCACAAGGAGACATTGACGATGCAAAGTTAAATGTAAATCTTCTTTTATCTCACTATGATTCTGCTGTCTTTGATGCAGAGGTGGTGAGGGTTGGTGACATAGTAAAAGGATATACAGGAACAAAGATAGCATTTACTACAGACAGCCACCACAGACGGTCTGTTAACCCTATCTATGGAGAGGTTACTATTACAGATGGCACATATTCACTTAGCCATATGGCAAACGTATGTGAACTATCAAAATACACCTATTTAGACATGATTATACATGGTGGTGATGTGGTGTGGGATTATGACAGCAAACCTGATAATAGTACACTATTATTAGATGTAGCAAAGGAATTTGAGTACAATGCTTGCTGTCCTGCTAGATTTGTATGGGGAAACCACGACAGCTCACATTATCAGTATTGGCTAAGAAATGCACCTAGAAATATAAATGAAATACTGCTTCCACAAGAAAAGAAAAGAATAACGATAAACCCAGAGGATACAATTGGACAAGGATACTACTATTACGACATAGAATCTAGTAAGACACGTGTAGTAATAGTAAATGCATTTGAATATGTGACATCAACTGGAGTTCCAATTTATAATATCAGTGAGACTGTTAACGGTATATCTCCACAGGGTGGATATTCAAACGCACAGCTTACATGGTTTTACAATACTTTGCGTATGGAAGACAAAGCAGACCCTAATCTATGGGGTGTTGTAATATTTGCACATAATTTGGGTAACTTTGATTCTTACGGTGGAACATATGTAAATGCTGGTATACTAGCAACAATAATACAACATTTCCTTGCAAAAACGTCGGCTTCTTTAACGTTATCTGCTTCATACGATGCATTGTATAGTGGTACTATAGCTGTAGATTTTACCGATAGGACAACAACGGAAATGATAGGCACATTTAACGGACATAGGCACTATGACAGATACTCCCTTTATGCCGGAATACTACCAGTTACACACACTGCAAGTAGCTTGCTTTATGATGTGTCTAGTGCTGCAAAATCTGCTTTATTATCTGGATATAATGCAGTTGTTCCTACACGTACAGTAAATACATCCACAGAGGATTGCTTTGACATAATCAATATAAACAGAAGTACAAGAACAGTAAATCTGACTCGATTTGGAGCAGGTTCAAATAGGTCATATACATACTAAATAAGGAGGTATTGCCATGCTCGATGAATTAACGATTGCAAAAAGTGGAACAGAAATAATTGAGTATTACAGAAACATGGAAGATGATGTATTGGAAGAACAGTTTAACATGCTTGTTATTTTGATTCTTCTTTTAGAAAAAAATGTGTCTAAAAAAGACTATGCAAAAGAATCAAACCGTTTATCGTCAGAGTATGGCATATATACCAAAAATAAAATAAAGAATGCAATCAAAAAAACAGAGTCTTTGTTGCCTAAAGAGGTTATCAGAACAGCCAAAATAAGCCTTGAAAATGACTACAGCCTAACTTACTCTAAGCATGATATAAAAAAGCCTGAAATAAGCCAATCTGGAGTCTTTAGCAAGTCTTTAAAGTCAGATTACACAAAGGCAATTAACGAAATAAGGAATATGACAAAGGATACTCCAGATATAGCGATAAGAAATTCTTTTGCAATGTCACTTGAGTTACAAAAGTACTATGGAAATGTTAGGTTAGAAAATATAATCTACGACATGATAAAGAAAATAGCAAATCAAGGCATGCATGGAACATTTGGATTATCTACCTCTTATTTGTCTGCTGATGTAAAAAAGATTGTACAGACAACAATCAATCGTGCATCAGGAAATATAACATTAAAATCAGCAGTAAATAATGGTTTTGATTATGTGATTGTATCTGGTCACAGAGGTGCACGATATCATCCTGTTAAAAAAACATGGAGTCATGTGGAATGGCAAGCAAACGTGTACAAAATTGATGGAAAAGACGAATATGCAGATAATTTGGAAAAAGAAACAGGATTTCCAACTGATCCAGGTGGCTTGCTTGGATGGAATTGTAGGCACTCTTTTGCACCACATAAAAAAGGTGATGAAAATCCATATGAAAAATTTGCTAATGAAGATTACTCAAACCAATATCAGCTATATGCAAAGCAAAGACAGATGGAAAGGCAGATAAGAATTACAAAAAGTAAAGTATCTATGCTATCAAGTATGAGAAAACAAAATTTTGCTGATACGTCACACTTTTTAGCAACAGAAAAGAACAGATTAAAGAAACAAATAGCAAAATATAAATATTTTTCAAACGAAAACAACTTGCAAATTGCAAGCAAAAACATATGATGAGGTGAACACATGGAATATATTACACATGAGCAGTGTGACGAAAGGTGTAAAAGGCAGTATGACATGATGAAAGAAGACAGAATAAACAATAACAAAGAACATGATGAGATAAGGAAAGACCACGCAGATTTGAGGTTAGAGTTCGTTACCATGCATTCAAAAATTGATACATTAATATCTATTGGTAAAGTGCTTGCAATAGCAATTATAACAGGATTGACAACGATAGCAACAACACTTATAATAGACTTGTTTAGCAAGTGAGGATGTGCTTATTTATGCGAGAGAAAATAATTAAAATACAAAAGAGTAATCTTAATTTATTTATAGTAATATTATTACTCCTAAGCATGTGTGTATCTATGTCAATCGTAATTGCCTACATGTTTAAATGAAATTGAGCCGAAAGGCTCTTTTTCTTTGTCTTTTTTTATGCTATACTTGTATACATATATACAAAATATAAGAAAGAGGCAGACATGAAAAGAAAAGATGTATTAAAAGAAATGTGTGAAAAAAAGGATTATTGCAACATTGATATGCTTGAGAAAATAGAAAAGAATTTTCCGAGCTTTGATCCTGGCGATGAGGTTTATGTAGTGTTATCAAAAGAGCAATCAGAGGTTATTATAGGAACCGTAGTGACAATAAGGACCATGGAAACAGCAACAGAAACCCTGATAAGATACAGTGTTGTTGATTCCGATGGTGATATGCTAGAATTTTCTGAAAATGATATAAACAGAATATTATTTCGTGGCATATTAGACGCAAATGTTAAACTTTCCAATGTCAAGAGGATATAAATACAACAAGGATAATTATGACCTTTTACAATTCAGGGTAAGAAAAGGCACAAAAGAAATATTTAAGGCTATAGCAAAAGAGAAAGATATTTCTATGGCAAATCTTTTCATGAGGATGGTGTGGAATGAACGAAACAGTGTATATAGCAATGCAAATACTGACACTATCGATAACATTCACAATGATGATTCTGACAGTTAGTATTTTTACGGAAATTATTATTAATTTAATAAAAGATTGGAGATATAAAGACAATGTTAAGAGCGACAATCTATTTACTACTATGGTATGCTCTTTTATACCTACTTTTCACCATGATAAAGACATACGGAACGAAATTCATAATTTTCTATATCCTGACTATTGTACTATCTCAATGCATAAAAAAAATGAACGAAAAAGGAATAGAAAAAAATAAAATTTCTTGATAATTTTAAAAAAAAGATATATACTATAGGTCTTCTAATCATTTTTCGAAGTCCGTCAAATGTCAAAAAAATGCAGTCACATTATAGGACTGCATTTTTTTATATTATACAATTGAATTTAAATTTTTTTAATGCTATACTTAATTGTCTTTATATAGTTATTTTTTATTTTTTATTGTGTACGTAAAAGTACTTTTTATTTTTTTATGTTTTATCCTTTTAAACAGGCATTGTAATGATGTCTGTTTTTTTATTGTAAAGTCGATTATACAACATAAAAAAAATATGATAAAATGTTACTATAACCATTAAGGAGGTAATATCATGGCATCAAAAACAACAGCAAGTAATATTACACAGCTAAGCTGTGCAACAGGTGTTATTAATGCGATAACATTTACATCAAACGCATACGCAACCACATACCCATTTTATGTTATTAAAAACATGTCAGTAGGGAATATGTATATTTCGTACAGCAACGATTTTGAGATTACAAGTGATGGTGTTTACATCATAGGTTCCAATGAGAGCCTTGTTATAAGAGGCCAAAGAAAGACTATTTATATCCGTTCTGCTGTCGCTGGAATAGTAAATGTTATTGCTGCAGAGGAGAACACAAACCCTTTTAAGGTATCGTCGGGAGGAGGTGGTGGAAATAGTGGCGAAAGCTTGACAATTGATGAAATCAGAGAAGAACTTGACGAATATGTTACCGTTGCAGACGTTACAAATGCATATGCTATAGACGTTGACGATAAAACAAGCATGAATGTAGCAATGGAAATAGGGAATGCTACAGCGAAAACAATCAGCATTTCAAATGTTCCAACAAGGGCTCAACTGTTAATTGAATTAACTTACACTGCAGGGGCTTCAATCACTTGGTTTAGTGGCATATCTTGGGACACTGGCAATGCTCCTGTTTTTGAGGTAGGAAAGGTTTATTATATCGTATTGATCACGTCAGATAGTGGCACATCATGGGCAGGATTTTCAAGGGGTGGTGTATAATGCAAATATGTGATGTTTTAAAAATGCAAAAGAACTATCCAACTGCACAGTCTATGTTAAATGATATAACAGTTGGTTGGAATCTTGGTAATACACTAGAAAATTTCAATACTACAACACCCTACGAATTAGATATACTTAAAAAAGATGCTTACTATACCTATTTGTATATCGTTGATTCGACATCTTCTCTTCAATTGATTGGAAGTTCAAGTAAGAAAATAACAGCATCTACTGGAATAGCAAGCATATCAACAACAATTACATCAGTTGCAACAAATGAGTATGCACGTACACCAGTAAGAATGCAATATCGAATTATGAATTATGCAATTGGTGATTGTGGAACTGATAGTATTTACTATACCATTTCTAATTTTACATTAACAAAAAGTGGTGGAAGTCCACAAACAATCACAGAAATGAATGGTAATTTTGACAGTACCATTACACTAGGTGGAACAGTTGCTAATGATGTTAATGTTAATTTTGCGAGCTATGGACTTAACACATTAGAAGACTTTGCAAATGCAATAGTTTCTTACACCTTAACAGTTACTGATTGGCTTGCTCCTGCGAATCCACCATCAAAGGAAGACTGGACAGAAACCTATTTACAGAATCCTGTTACAACAAAAGCTATGCTATCAGCAATAAAAGAAAAAGGAATCAATTGTGTTAGAATTCCAACCACTTGGTTTGCCCACTGGGATACAAATACAAGCACGTTTGAAACTGCATGGATGAATAGAGTAAAAAGGATGGTTAACTGGTGTATGGAGTTAAATATGCACTGCATAATAAACATTCACCACGATGGTGTTAGTTCTGGTTGGCTAAAGGCTTTTACAGACCCTACAGCACTAGCAAACGCAAAATCACAATTAACCACATATTGGACAATAATAGCTACTGCTTTTAAGGATTATGACCACAAGCTTATTTTTGAGGGAATGAACGAGGTTCTTGACTCTGGTAATTCGTGGAGTGCACCAACAGAGGCAGAACAGAATAGCTTAAATCAATTGTATCAAACGTTTGTTTATGCAGTAAGGGCAACAGGTGGAAGAAATTCTGACAGGCTATTGTCTATTAACACATATGGAGCTACACCATATTATACCTACTTTGTACTACCTACTGATACAGTACCAAACAGGCTTATGGTACAAGTGCATTACTATGCACCACAAGATTTTTGTTGGTATACAGGTGATGGCTCTGGTAATACAGCTGTTACAGAGTATAACCCGGCTACACATGGTGTTTCGTTGGATACACTTTTTGCAAATCTAAATACTAAGTTTATTTCTAACGGTGTTCCTGTAATTATTGGTGAGTTTGCATCGTACAACAAAAACAATACAGCTGAAAGAGTCGAGCATGTCACTGCTTTTGTATCAAAGTGCAAGGCCTATGGAATAAAATGTGTATGGTGGGATGCAGGTGGAGACGGAACAAGGGTTGAATCTGCAATAACAACTGGTGCATTATTAAACAGGAGCAATTTGACATGGTGGTTTGAAGACGTAGTGAATGCTATGGTTACAGCTTCAAGATAAATAAAAAAAGAACCCTGTGATTAATGGGTTCTTTTTTTTTGACTGACATAGTTGGGATTACTTATATTATATCACTTTTTTGAAGATTTGCAATGAGTTTCTTTGTTTGTAGGCAAATTATGGAGCTTTTTGTGACATGTGCTACAAACCACTATCAAATCTGTTTTCTGCATAAGCTTTAAATGTTCATATCCATGTAATTCATAGTCTAAATGGTGCACATTCAATTCATTTCTTGTTGTTTTATTTTTCTTTTTACCACATTTTTTACACTTGTATTTTGCTTTTCTTTTCATATAATTTGATATGGTGTGCCAATATGGAGTATTTAAAAAATAATTGTAATATAATCTTCTTACTTCTCTTTTTACATCATCGTCATCTAAATTATTTCTTATTATCAATTTTTCTCTTAACCATTCTGGATACCATTTTGGGAAATGATATAAAGTATTTAGATAATAATCGCAATACAAATGAGTCCTAATGTGTCTTATTAGCTTTATCATGTAAATATTCCTTTACTTGTGTTATTTTTTGCTTTATAAACTCCACAATAAAAATTGATATAATGCAGTTTAGAAAGCAGTTTAGAAAATTCAAGTATTTATCCATTTAGTACCTCATAATCCTGAATAATAACCTTGTTAATGTGTTTAGTATAAAAGTGGTAATGTGCTTGGATAGTATGTAAGCGATAGAAAATGTAATAATGAAATATGGATCTATTTTTATTCCCATTCAAGAAAAAAGTGTGCTGTGAATTTTTCTTTGTTGTAATGATAATAGCAATCTTTCATTATTTCTCTTAAATCGCATTCTAGTCTATCCAGGACTTTTGACGTGTGGCTACCTGTTATTCCTATTACAGCAGTGCAGTAATTTTTACCGTTATCCTTTGCAATCTGAACATGATGTAATATTTCTTCAAGTCTGCAAGCAATAATTGCTTCATAGGTCACAGTAGATAAGTCTTTACATATTATTTTTTTCTTTTTAAATAAATTCATGTTATCACCTCTTCATTATTTTTATCAGAATGTTTACTAAAACTGTCAGTATCAATTCTTTTGTTAACTTTAGTTATCACTCCTGTTTTAAAATAAGTATACTCTTATTATTATGTTGCTCGTAAGATTAAATTTACATAGCATATCCATTACTTTTTCTTGTGATTGTCTAAATATATTTACTTCAAATCCATAATCTTCTATGGAAGATTTAATTGATTCTATCATGTATTTTTCTTCTGCAACATCCATAGAATTTATAGTTATTGTTATGTAAGAATCGTCAATGCAGTTGCTTACATTTTCTTTCACTTTAGCCATTATCATTTCATGATGCATCGCAATCTGTGATTGAATATTTACATCATTTTCAAATCTTTCTTTTCTATCATTTAAAGCTTTTTCATATATTTCTTTTGCTTCTTTTGCGTTCATAATATTCTCCTTTAAATATTTATTTTTGTTGGTATCGAATCAAAGATATAGTTAACCTCTGTCATAGAAAAATCTTTGAAAATACTTTTAAAGTTTTTACCATCTACATTTAATTCTACCATTTGACCTTTTTTTATAACCTGGCTTCCATATGTTTCTAATTTCCTTTGTGCAACAGCATTGAAAGAATCAAATTGCTTTGAAAATGCTATGTTATCAACCTGTGAAATCAACTGGTATTTTCTTGTTTTTGTTACATTTCCATTTGTTGTTGTGCACTCTATAAAATCTTTGTCTCCTGTCCTTGAAAGTCTTGCTAGTTTTCCTTTTTCTAATTTGATTATTCCCTCATATGTACTAATCGCTGTACTTCTTGTTGTTATCATTAACATGTAAATTTCTCCTTTTTTATTTAATGTTAACATGTATACATGTATAAAGCAACATAAAAAAATAAGACTCATTTAAGCAAGTCTTATTTTTCGATAAAGTTTAAAACTGACATGTAGAAACTTAATTCAAACTAATTTTTTACTAATATACAGGTTATCAAATATGCTTCTTTATTATAACAATCATATCAATTTATGTCAATAAAAAAGAGACCATTTTACAGGTCTCTTTTTTGGGGATGTATGTAAAACTATATATTATATGGAGTATCCTTGCCACCTGAAAAGGTGGCTTTATCAAAAGAAAGGAGAATAACAAAAAATCTATCTTTATGTTAGCATAAAGTAATAAAAAAGTCAATATACATGTATAATTTTTATTCAATATGCCAACAAAAACTAAAGTCGATTTGACGCATTTATTCTATCGCTGTATAATATATGTATGAACTATCATTTGAATAGTAGCCTACTCACCATTCTGGACACAGAATTGAATAAAATGTTAGAGAGGATGATTTTATATTATGAAAGATTTTATGGCTATTTTGAGCGAATTTGGCATCGATATTACAGATGAACAAAAAAAGGAAATTAAGAAAGCAATTTCTGAAAATTACAAAACTATCGTTGAATTTCAAAAGAAAACTGGCGAATTAGAGTCAGAACGTGACAGCTTCAAAGAAAAATATGAATCGGCAGATGCAACATTAAAGACGTTTGATGGAATCGATGCTGATTCAATGAAAAAAGAAATTGAACAGTACCAGTTAAAATTATCTGAAACAGAGGATAATTACAAGAAAGAACTCTATAAAAGAGACTTTGAAGACGCACTTTCTAAACAGGTTGAAAATTATAAGTTTTCATCTGAATTTGCAAAAAAAGCAGTTCTTGACGAAATAAGAAACGCAGAATTAAAGCTACACGAAAATAAAATTTATGGACTAGATGAATATATAGGAACGATAAAAGAAAAGGATAAATCAGCTTTTATTGATGAAGAAACAGAGTCATTAGAAACAAACAAGGCTAAGATTGTTGGAGCTTTAAGCAATCAGCAAGGAACAAAGCCAAAAATGACCATGTCGCAAATCATGAAAATGAAAAATGAGAATCCAAACTTTGACCATACTCCTTATATTCAAAAATAGAAAGGAATGAATCATCATGGCATTATTCGACGCAAAAAACTTTAATGGCGAGGTTTTCGCAACCTACGTAGATGCAATTGACAATCTTAACAGAAATGAATTAATCAAATCTGGTGCAATCGTTAACAAGCCACAGTATGCTGCACTTGCTCCAGACCAAACAGGTGGTGATATTATCACTGTACCAATCAAGGCAAGAATCACAGGAACAGCAGATAACTACAACGGTTCTACGAATATTAACTCTTCAAGTAGAAAAACATACACACATACACGTGTAGTAACTGGACGTGCTTATGGTTGGGTTGAAAAAGACTTTTCAAGCGACATTACAGGAGAAGATTTTGAACCTGCTGCTGCTGAGATTGCTGAGTACTGGGACGATATTGACCAGGTTACACTTTTAGCTGTTTTAAGTGGTATTTATTCCATGACTGGAACAAAGAACTTGGAATTTGTAAACGGTCATACTTATGATATTACTGATGAATCAGTCAACAACACATTTGGAGCAACAACTTTAAACAATGCAATCCAGAAAGCACTTGGAGATAATAAAGGTAAATTTGCACTTGCTATCATGCACTCACAAGTATCTACCACTCTCGAAAACTTGAATCTTGTTGATTATTGCAAGTACACAGATTCAAAAGGAATCGAAAGAAGTATGGAGCTTGCAACATTAAACGGACGTCTTGTTCTTATTGATGATAATATGCCAGTTGATCAAGTTGCAGACACTGCAGGAGTTCACACTCTTACTATTTCAGCAAACTCTATTGAAAATGATGAAATTGCAATATCTTACAATGGAGAAACTGTTACCTACACCGTTCCAGCTGGTGGAAAAACAATTGCAACATTATGTACTGCTTTGGAGTTAGCACTCGAAGCAAATCAGTCATTTACAACTGACTTTACAATTGACAAAACATCTACAACTGTTACTTTTACACAAAAGGTAGCAGGAACAGGACCTATTCCTACAATAGAAATTACTCAGACATCAAACGGTACTATAGCAGGGTCGATAGCTACTTCCACAGCTGCAGTTGTTGGATACAATGAGTATACAACATATGTATTGGGACAGGGTGCTATTGAGTACACTGATATGGGTGTTAAAGTGCCTTATGAAATGGACAGAAACCCTTCAACAAACGGTGGAGAAACTACGCTTTACACTCGTCAGAGAAAGATTTTTGCACCATTTGGAGTTAGTTGGAACGGTGGAAACGGTTCACCTACTAATGCAGCTCTTGCGACTGGTTCAAACTGGGAGATTGCAAACAGTAACGAAAGCCCTACAAAAGAATATTTCCCACACAAAGCTATTCCAATCTGTCGTATTATAACAAGAGGATAAATGAGGTGATTTTATGGCATATGCCACTTTTACGCAGTATAAAAAAGATTATCTAGGCAATGTCATCACTGAATCTGATTTTCCTAGATGGATAATAAAAGCAAGTAGAGAGATAGACAATCTTACTTTCAAACGTTTGGTTGACTATTTCCCTACTGATGAATATACAGTCAGTCAAGTTGTCCTATGTACGTGTGAAATTGCAGAGCTTTTACAATCAATTGATGGTTTTAACTCTTCTTTTCAACAGTCAGGAGTCATAAAAAGCATATCAGCAGGAAGCGAAAGTATTACATATGCAGATAATAAATATGTTTCTATGGCAAGTGATACAGGACAATTAAATAAAAATCTTTTTCAGATAGCAAAAAAATACTTATCAAATCTTTGCGATAGCGAAGACAATCTTCTTTTGTATAGGGGGATTGTCTAATGTATACTGATACAGTTACACTTTTCAACTACTCAAAAACCGAGCAAGGTACATACTGGCATGTCACAGTATTAAATGATGTTGAATTACAAATAACAAAAGGTAGCGTTGTTGCAAAGACTGGTAATGAATCTGCTGACTCTTGTGTTTTACATGTTAAACACCAATTTACGGAAAAAGAATACAAGAAGCCAAAAGAATTCAACTCGTTATATGATAAAACAAACTACTATACATTTTCAGATAAAGATTTTTTCTTAGAGGGTGAATATAATTTAGATACAATAAATGATATTGATTATCAAGGTGGCTTTTTATCCCACATGAACAAAACATATGATGATGTATTTAAAGTAACAAAGGTTGACGTTTTTAAACTCCTGCCACACTTAGAAGTATATGGGAAGTGATTTCATGAAAATAAAATTAAGGCAGTATGTTAAAAATTACAAAGATAAAAGTAGATTTGTGTCTGTCGATGTTAAATTAACCAATTGGGTTGATAATATCGACAAGGCACAGGCCTACCTAGATGCTACAGTGGTAAAAGATACACAAAAATATGTTCCAATTGACACAGGCAATTTGCGAGGGACTGGAATTGAACAATCTATATATGGTGCTGGATATATACAGTATGGTGACGAAAATACACCATATGCATCCTATCAGTATTATGGTGATGATTTTAATCACCAAGTAGGTTATGCCAGATGGTTTGAGGTAGCAAAAATGAACCATGGAGACAAATGGATTAATGATACAAAAAAGATAGCAGGGGGAAACTAAATGGCTACGTTACTAGGAATATCAGAGCAAGAAAGTGTTATGAAAGCATTGTATTTACTATTAAAAGAAAATGATGAAGAAATACAGTTTGAAACGTTATCAAGTGATGATGAATCAAAGGCACTCTTTTCTCGCACTGGTGCTGTTTATTTAGATAAAAATATCCTTGGTGGTTTTCGTGCTTTAGTTCCTTTTTCGATTAACTATCGTGGAATCCCTGTTTCAGACGAAGACAGAATAAAAATGATTGATTATTTATCTGACTTTGGGAAATGGCTTACCGAAACCGATTATCCTGCTCTTACAGATGATAGAATAATCGAAAAAATAGACATTGTTAGTCCGTCCTTTTTAGAATCAGCAAATGCAAGTGGAACTTTTACATATACACAGATTTATACATTGACATACAGAAAGGAATGATAAAATGGCACGTTCTGCAGGCGATAGAATAGAAAGAAAATATTATGCACATTACATTGATGCATCATTTAAAAATGTTACATCTGAATATACCATTATTGGTCAGGATTTAGAAGCATTAAACATTGAGCTAAACCCAGAGGTTGAAACAATAGCAAATATCCTTGGAGAGTCTTCTACATCCGTAAAAGGATATCAGCCACAATATACGGTTGATAGATTCTTCTGTACAGAAGACGAACCTATATTTGATGCTATGTTTGCAGCTGTTAACGCAAGGTCAACAGGCTCAGCACTTGAAACCTATGTGGTTGATGTTTTGCTTGATAACGATGGTTCTGTAGTTTCTGCATACAGAGAAAACGCTCTGTTAGTACCTACTATTATCGGTGGTGAAACGGATGGTATGCAGATACAGTTTGACGTATATTATTCGGGATCTAGAACAGCTGGTGCTTTTAACACAAGTACCAAAGTATTTACACCCAGCTAATGCACTTGCACCCCTTACTATAACAGTTGGAGCTGGAACGACAAGTGCTTATACAAAAGTAACTAGCGTTATTGGTCTTTTGCCTGGATGGACACTGAAACAAAAAGTTGGTACTGGAATCACTCCTACTACTACTTTCCATTCATCTGGTGCAGGCTATAACGCACTTACATTAAATACAAATATTTCAGCAGTAGCAGGAAATGATATTATTGTTGTTGCGTTGGATGAAACTGGTATTGTTGCCACTTCACAAGCTATTGATGTTGTGTTAGGTTCATAAGATATTAATGAAAATTAATATAAAATTCGTCATAGGGGTTGCCTTTCTGCACCTCTTTGACGAATAAGCAGAAAGGATGAACAAATGAAACCATTAGTAATAAAAAAGGGATATGTAGATATTCCACTACAAGACGAAAAAGGGGAATCAATGGGTATTGTTTCGTTTAACCCAAAGGACCTTAATCTTTTAGATAGATTAAAATCAGGATTCACAAGAATCGAAGAAAAAGTAAATTCGATTCAGCATATAGATTGTTTAAGTATAGATGAAAACATTAAGATTTATAAAGAATGTGACGAGTTTGTAAAGGCAGAATTAAACATTATTTTTGACTATGATGTATCAAGTATTTTGTTTGGCAATAACTCAAGCTTTTCATCTCATGACGGTTCTTACTGGATTATGCAATTTATCCATGGAATAACTCCAATCATTCAAACAGAAATTAAAAAAGAATTAAAAGCCTCTGAAAATAGAGTATCAAAGTACACAAAAGATTATGAAAAATAAATGTATAGTGGGAAGTGTTAACGCACTATCCCACTATTTTTGTAATGAGGTGATGTCATGCTTGGAAGATTGCCAAAAAGTATTTATATTGATGGTACAGAAGTAAAAATAAGAACAGATTATCGTGATATACTACGTGTGTTTGAAGCATTTAATGACCCTGAATTATCCGATTCAGAAAAATGGCAAGTTTGTGTTGTGATTATGATTGAAGACATTTCCTTGCTTTATACTTTAAATCAAGAAAAAATCATGAATGAAATTGATGCATTTATTAATTTTGGAACAACAGATGATGGGAAAATACAAAGTCCTTTGCTAAATTGGGAACAGGATGAACACTTAATATTTTCTGCAATAAATAATGTTGCAAAGCAAGAAATAAGAAGCCTTGATTATGTTCATTGGTGGACATTTATAGGGTATTTCAATTGTATCGGCGAGGGTCTTCTATCACAAGTTATACATATACGGTCAAAAAAATCAAAAAACAAAAAATTAGATAAACACGAAGAAGAATTTTATAAAGATAACAGAAAAATGATAGATTTGCAACCAAAAAAATTAAAAGAAGAAATTCAAAACGAAATCGATGAAGAAAAAGAACGAATCAAAAAAATCATAGGAATGAGGTGATTTTGTGGCTGAATATGATGGAATAATTCGAATCAATACAGAAATAGATACAGATAACGCTGTTACAGACAGTAAAGAATTGATAAATGCGATGAAACAATTGCAAAATGAATTGTCGAAAATGTCAAAAGAAATATCTACAGCATTTAATGATTTTGATACCACGAAAATGCAAAATGAAACAAAAAAAGCAACAAAAAGCACAAAGCAAGCAACAAAAGATATTTCGGCAGACGTTACAAAGCTTCAGCTTGATATCGCAAAATGGGAAAACGAAATTGCAAAAATAGAGGAAGCTTATGCAAATCTAGACCCTAGTATTGATGATGCAAGTTTAAGAAGAATGCTTCAAAATAACCAACTTTGGTATCAATATTTAGAATTAATTGACGATGCAGAAAGAAAAATACAAAACCTAAAGACCCCACCAGCACCAAAAGTACAAGAGTTAGAAAGTGCTAAAAAAGAACCTACTGTTGTGGATTCAGGTATGAAAAAAAACACAGAAATTTTGAAAGATAATACAGATGAAACAAGCGATAATGGAAAACAAAGAAACAAGCTTATTTCTGGTATGCAATCTTCTATTTCTGTTATCAAAAAAATGAATCAAGCATTTTTAAAAGGTACAAAAGGATTTTCTAATTTTTCGAAAAGCATTAAAAATAATGATGGTGCTGTTCAAAAGCTTGGTAAATCTTTTAAAAATCTTGGGAGATCAATCGGAACAATTCTTTTATATGCAGCACTTTTTTCAGCAGTAACAAAAATAAATGAAGCAATAAATGTATTAGTCAAAACAAATAGTCAGTTTTCTGCATCTCTCGCACAAATAAAAGGAAACCTTTTGACTGCTTTTATGCCTATTTATCAAGCGATTATACCAGCAATAAATGCAATGTTGTCTTCTCTTGTTTTGCTGACTGGTTACCTTGCACAGTTTACCTCACAGTTATTCGGAAAGTCAGTAAAAAGCTCTCAAAAATCGGCTGAAAGCTTATACAATCAAGCTACTGCCTATGATAAGCTTGGTAAAAGTGCAAAGAAAGCAAATAAATCAATAAGCGATAATTTACAGTCATTTGATGAATTAAACATGGCACAAAAAGACGTTGCAGAAAACACACCAGATCTTGCAGGTGCTACCGATTTATCCGTACCAATTGAGCCTACTTTTAACGAAATATCTTTAAGTGACAATGTTACGACGTTTATTGAAGAGTTGCGAAAAGCTTTTGAATCTGGAGATTTTACAGACATTGGTATTGCAATCGGAACAAAAGTAAATGAGGCTATGAATTCAATCGATTGGGAGCAAGCAAAATCAGGGGCAGAAAAGGCAGGACGTTCTATTGCTACTCTTCTTAATGGAATTATACTTGCTACTGATTGGGAATTGCTTGGAACGACAATGGCACAGGGATTAAACACTGCTGTTACTGGAATCAAGGCATTTGCAGACTCTTTTGACTTTTTAGCTGGTGGAACATCCATAGCAGACACAATAAACGGGTTTTTTACTGGCATTGACTGGCAACTGATAAATGATACAGGTATAGAGCTTGGAAAAGGCATTGCAGAGATTGCAAACGGTTTTATATCTGTGGATTGGATTGAGGTAGGTTCTGGTCTTTCAAGTGCTATAAATACAATATTTACTAGCATAGGAACATTTATATCTACTTTTAATTGGTCAGATTTAGGAACTGGTATTGCTGATGGTTTGAACTCTATATTTACTGGAATCGATTTTAAAGACGTTGGTAAAACCTTATCCGATGGTGTTAAAGGTGTTTTAGATGCAGTTACATCGTTTTTGTTTTCTTTTGATTTTGGTCAAGTAAGCAAAGGTCTTGTTGATATTGTTTTAGGCATTGATTGGCTTGGTCTTATAGTTGATGGATTGTTATTGATTATTGGAGCAGGAAAAGCACTTTATGATTTTCAAAAAGGTTTTTCTGATGCAGTTTCTGAAGCTGTTTTAAACGGACTTGAATATGGATTGAAAAAAATAGGTGATGGAATTGAGTTTATAAAAAAAATATTATATAAACCACTTACAAATGCGATTATTACACTATTTAAAATCAGAAATGGAATATCTGGCATATTTTCAGATTTTGGTAAATCGTTTATAAACGGAATCAAAGACTTTTTTAAATGGGAAAATTTAAAAGCAAGAATAGAATCGGTTTTTACGTCGTTGAAAAATGTATTCGCTAGGTCGCACCCAATTTTTTATAATTTTGCAAAATTAATGATAAATGGTATCAAGGATTATTTCAAGTGGGATAATCTAAAAGACAGGATTCACAGCGTTTGGACATCTATTAAAAATGTTTTTTTAAATGCTAGGTCATCATTTAAAACAGTAGGCAAAAATATTATCGATGGAATTAAAGAAAATCTAACCGTTGATAAATTAAAAAACGCTCTAACAAAACCGTTTAAAGGTGCAATCAACGCAGTAATAGCATTATTTAATAGCATGATTGAGGCAGTAAATAAGTCTTTAAAATTTACATGGGATGCAATTAAAGTAGCAGGCAAGACTATTGTGCCATCAGGAAGCGTTACTATTGCAAAATTGCCTAAAATACCAAAGTTAGCTACAGGAATGGCGATACCTGCAAATTATGGTGAGTTTCAAGCAATACTTGGTGATTCAAGAGAACCAGAGGTTGTAAGCCCTATTTCAATGATGAAACAGGCATTTAAAGAGGCTATGATGGAAAGTGGTGGTAATAATGGAAATGGAGTTATTCATAATTACATGGTTTTGGATGGTAAAATTGTCAGTGAAAGTGTATTTAACTATGGTAAAAAATACAAAAATCAGACTGGAAGAAATCCAATATAGAAAGGTGGTAAAATATGAGTAATTTCGCAGGTTATTTACTAAAATTTGGTGATGAAATATTACCAAATCGTTATATTTCACTTGAAGGATATACGGAAACACCAAATCAAAGAATCGAATTAGAGGCAAAACGTGATGAGTATACACAGGAATTAATCAGAACAACATCACCTTTTTTTAAGACAAAAGCTGTTTTTAACACGGTTGATAATTTAGAGGTTGCAGACTTGCAAGCCATTTATACGATAATGAGTGATGGTTTGGTAAATGCTACTCAACGTAAATATTCTGTCACTTATTGGAATAGTGAAACGTTGTCTTATGATACTGGTTATGTCTATATGAGTGATATTGACTTTCAGTACTCTCACATTGACGATGTAAACAATAAATTGTTTTATAAATCTATTCGGTTTGCAATCATAGAATATTAGAAATGAGGTGATTTTGTGGCATTAAGAGACAAGTTATTAAGTGGCATAGCCGATAGACAGATGTTTATTCGTTTTCCAAATGGTGAGTATTCTGATATTTCCAGTGGAATTATTTCAGGTACAGCAAGAATCGAAGAAATATTATGCGATGGAGATTTAGATTTTTCCCAGATAAATTCTTCTATTTTTGAATGCGACATAGAAACATCGATTGACTTTACAGGATTAAAAATATATGTATTTATGATTGTAGCAAGCCTACACACAGTAGATTTGTTTACTGGATATGTAGATAGTTGCTCTTCTATTGCAAATAAAACAGAACGACACTTGATTGCATATGATCCAATTTACACAAAAGGCAACATAGATGTTTCAGCTTGGTACTTAAGTCTTACTTTTCCTATGACATTAAGAACATTTCGAAATAGCTTGTTTGCTTATATTGGAATTGCTCAATTATCTCAAACACTTATAAACGATAATATGATTGTTTCTGAAACAGTTGTACCAGAAATATTAATTGCCAGAGAAATTATAAGCAAGATTTGTGAAATAAATGGGGTTTTTGGTACTTGCTTGGTAAATGCAGAAACATTTAAATATGTATCTTTGGATAATGTAACTACTTATGCCATTTCTGATAACTACTTCTCTTCTGATTCTGTTTTTGAAAACTATGAAACGGCTGCCATTTCAAAGGTGATTGTCAGGTCAGAAGAAAATGACATAGGCACATCATCAGGATCTGGTACAAATGTCTACAATGTTATAGGAAATTGGCTGACATTTGGATTAGATGCTACAGCATTAAACACTGTTGTTTCTAATCTGTACATGAAATTAAGTAACATTTCATATGTATATCGACCATCTTCTATTAGTCAGAGATATAGCGAACCTAATATTGTACTTGGTTCTAAGATTACTTTGGTCACGTATACAGGGCAATCTGTTACAACATATTTGTTAAAAAAAGAGCTTTCAGGAGTCCAATTGTTTAACATGCGTATATCTTCATTTGGTGGTCAAGACAGGTCAAATGTAACCATGTCTGCAGAAAATCAAATGCAAGTATTACAAAACAAATCACATGTATTCAGAAACGACATAGACGGTCTTTTTTCACAGGTTTTCGACGAAGATGGAAATAGTATCATTTCGCAAACTGCAGGTCAGATATCGTGGATTGTATCGTCTGGAACTGACGAAACAGACTTTACCATAACAGACAGAATGGCTGAATTAGTATCAGACTACATAAACCTGAATGGCTTGGTTGAATTCACAGGAATTAGTGATGATGCACTAGAAAACGTAATCAGCGAAGTAGATTTTGCTGGTCGTAATATGATTGTATCTAGTCAGCTTTTAGGTGTTTTAGATGGTGGTTCTTCACAAAAATTTCAGATTGTAGGTTATGGCTCTAATTTAATCAGCAATGCCAATGTTTTAGCCATGTTTGACCCAGGAGAAGAATATACAATAACTTTTTCAATGAAAATGATAGAGATGCCATTGGGTCTTTTAACGACAAGAAAAGCAGGAATAAGCCTTTATTCTTCTACTGGTACAACGGTTGATTTTGTAAGTGATGATTTGATTTTGGAAAAAGACACAATAACCATAAGTACTACTTTTACATGTCCTGTTTTAACCAATCATACATTGAAAATATATACAAACTCCTATGGTGGTACGGGTGCTATTTGCGATGTTATGTTGTTGCAGATAACAAAAGGTCCTGCTTTGGCACAGTGGCAACCGTCACCATTTGATATATCTTATGAAAAAAACTCTACAATCATAAACGGTGGTCTTATTGACACTGATTCGCTTTTTACTCGTGATTTATTTTTCACTGGAAGCATATACAACGGAAAAAATAGCTTTGATGATGGTTTTAACGATGGGATTTACCTGGACCGTAACGGTTTTGTTTCAGGTGGTGCAAATGCTTGGGAGTCCTATTTATCAATTGGATCAAATGGTGTTATTAACATCAAACATGTTGATGATTTAGGCGATTTTGACGGAGCACAAATGTATATTGATTCTGGCACATTAGCACTAACAAGGTCAGATTCTCCAAGTGAATATACCTATGTGGAAAGAGGTTTTATCCAACTTACAGATGATGTAAGCATACGTGGTGTTTCAACATACGACAGCATTTATGACAGTGGATGGAAATCTCCTACTATTATCACTGGAAGTGCTTACACAGCATTTTCTGATGGTATATTTTACAGACGAAAAGGTCCATGGTTAGAAATAACTGGACAAGTAACAAATGTTTCTTCTTTGCCAGCTACTATTTTTAGATTGGGAACAGATTATAGACCAGACAAAAACAGGGCATACAAAGGTGTTTCTGGCTCTAATTTTGACGGTAAAATAACAATTGAAACTGACGGTTATGTGAAGTGGCAGACATACAGTGGTACTTTTAGCACATCCGCCTACATAGATTTACACTGTGTATTATTCTTAGGATGAAAGGATGATTAATATGATTAATTGGAAAGTAAGATTAAGAAACAAAACATTTTTACTCATGTTTATTCCATATTTGATATCTGTTATTTATCAAATACTTGCAGCGTTTGGATTTTTCCCAAAAATATCCGAAAATGAGATACTAAACATTGTTGTACAAATCATAAATATTCTTGGATTACTTGGTATTATCGTTGACGGTACGACAAAAGGAATATCTGACAGCGATGATGCAATGACCTATGAATACCCAAAATAAATATGTTTTAAACAAAAAAGTCACTTTAATTAGTGGCTTTTTTTGTATTTTGCATAATTTTACAATTGTTATTGCAACATATGTTTACATATGTTATAATAAAATTATCAAAAAGCAAAGGAGATAATAAAATGGATATTAAATTATGCAGAGATATTATTGAGCAATGCCAAAAGGATATTGAAGAGTTACAAAAGTTAAAAGAAAATGCAAAAGATATATTTAAAATTAAAGCAAATGCTGAATATTTGCTACGAAAGGAGCTAAACAAATGAAAACGATTGAAGAAATATTAAAAGATTACGAGGAAAACGGTACTACTCTCGACATTCACAACGGAGAATGTCAGGAAGAATCAGAAAGCCTGTAGTTTACAGGCTTTTTTTATTTCAAAAATAAGGAGGATAACAAAAAATGATTAACAAAACAATGGACAAATATTACAAGTTTAGAAATTCTATTTCAAAAACATACAGCAAAAACCAGGTAGAGAGAACAAAGATAATGCGTGACCTCTACCATGAAGAAAAAAAACAATTTGACATCAAGCTAGAAAAAACAATCATGGAGCTAGAAGTAAAACAAGAAAATCGTGCATCTACAAAAAACCTTATCTATGCACTTGTTTCTGTTATTGCAACAGTGATAAGCGTTTGTCTATCTGTATTTGGATTGACAGGAGCAAACACATTTGACCAACTCTTCTCTTCTGCCCCACGTATTGTTATTTTTTCTTTAATGGCTTTTACATCTGTTACAGTCTGGATCACTTCGTTTCAGGCAGAGTATTTGAAGAAAAACTATTTTAAGCAATACTCGAAGTTGGTCATGGTTCAGGTAGCAACTGTTATCGTTTCAATCGTTTCAAATTACATTTTTTTGATTCGATACACAAACGCAAATACATTATTTGATTACTTTTACCTTATGACATTTTCCATCATTTTAGATTTAATTGGACTTTCCTACTCTTCTACTTCACAGGCTGTAAAGTATCGTAATCGTAATTTTGCAAACGAGATTTCCGAACAGTTAAGTATATTTGAAATGGTTAAATTCTTGTCTACATATCGTCTCAAAGTATGGCTAAAAACCACTTATGATAAGTGCTTAGAACCCTATAAAAATGTGTTTGGAATCGTTTCAAACCGAGACGAAAAACCGTTTCAAACCGAGACGAAAAATGAAGAAAAATCCCGAAACGAAAAAATCGAAGTTTTGCCTGATTACACCAACGTTTCGGACGATGTTTCGTTTGGGGAATTTCGTTTCAAATGTGAGCCTGCTACCATCGAAAAAGACGTTTCAAAACAGGTCATTGTTGAGACGAAACCGAAACGAAAACACGAGACGAAAACCGAAACGAAACGAAACGATAACACATACGAAAAATTGGTTCTGGAAATCAAACCGATTAAGTCAGGAACGATGGTTAGTTTGAAACAAATTAAAACCAGATTAACTGACGCAGAATGGAGACGTTACAGAGATAGATTGGTAAAAGAAAATTTATTAGAAACTAAAAATTCAAGAACATACAAGAGGTAAATTATTATGTATATATTCGACAGAAGAGAAGATGATTATAAAATAACAGAATTTGCATTTAATGAAATTGGAGACATTTATATTCGTACCATAGATAAAAATAGTAGAAGTACTACAGCATGGCAAAGATGTACCTGATTTATAAGATAAAATTATTTGTCAATCATGTTAAAGCAAAAAAGGTCATAGAGATATGGCTTTTTTTGTTGTCCTGAAATAATACACGTAATCCAATAATCACAAATGCCCTAATTCTTTCGAATTTGCCATCAAATCGCTGTTTTTATACGCAAAAGGTATTTATATATACCTAGCAAAATAAAAACGTCTTAAAAAGGCTATATGATTAATTTCATGTATCTTTTCCTTTTTAAAATTAAATTTACAATTTTATCTAAAGATATGTTGACATATGTGATTATCTTGTGATAAAATCATTTTACGAAAGCGAGGTGATGTTTTGAAAGGTTTAATGAAAGATTCCTATATTCACATGAGAATAAAAGATGATTTAAAAGAGCAGTCATGCTTGATTGCTACAGAAAAAGGAATGAGCCTATCTGAATATGTCAGATATTTGCTCCAAAAAGAAATAATAAGAAAAGAGATTTAAAGTGAGTTTGAATAATTTCGGAAGAGAACAGCACACAAAAACGTGTGTTGTTTTTTTATGTTTTTAGTAATAATTTACTTTTATGTATTGACAACATGCAACACATGTGATATGTTCTATTTAAGGAGGTGATTAGATGAAAAAAGAAAATTTAATGATTAGGCTTTCGAAAAAAATGAAAGATAGCATAAAAGAATCTGCAAAAAAAAATCAGATGACAATATCTGAATATATTAGATTTTTATGCATTCAGGATATTTCAAGAAGTGAAAAAAAAGAAAGTGAGGTTGAATAATGATAAGAGATGGAAGCTTTTATGTTGTACAGTCTTTTATGATTAAAGAACTTAATCTAAAAGGAAATGAACTTGTTGTTTATGCTATTATTTATGGGTTTTCTCAAACAGATAATCAATTTTTTACTGGAAGTCTTCAGTATTTAGCAGACTGGACAAATTCAACAAAGCAAGGGGTTTTGAAAAATATCAAATCCCTTTTAGAGAAAGATTTGATAGTAAAAAGAGAAAGATTTTCAAACAATGTTAAATATTGTGAGTATGCAACAAAGTTTAATACTATGCAACAAAGTTTAACAGGTGGTATTAAACAAAGTTTAACAGGTATGCAACAAAGTTTAACAGGGGGTATTAAACAAAGTTTAACTAATAATATAGATATTAATAATATAACTAATAATATAGATATTAATAATATAAAAGAAAAAACGGTTGGCTCATGTGAGCCTAGAGTTTCTTTATCAAAAAAATTAGATTCTATGATAAAAGAATTTACAGATGATGAAGACCTTAGAGAAACACTATTATCTTTTATAGAAATGAGAAAAGCCATTAAAAAACCAGTGACAGAACAGGCAATGAAATTATTATTGAAAAAACTTACATCATATACTTTTATTGTAAGTGATCAAATTAAAATTCTTGAAACCTCTATTCAAAATAGTTGGACTGGAATTTTTGAATTAAAGCAAGAAAAACAATTTAGCAATTCACAAACAAAAAGACAGGACATAGATAGACAACTAGACGAAATGCTGAAAGGATGTATATAAAATGAATGAAAAATTAAAAAAAGAGGATATTATCTATGGAATAAAGATACTGACATCGTCAGGATATGAATATAGAGGAACTGACATAAGTGTTATGATAGATGTTTGGTTTACAATATTCAAAGATTGCACAAGAGAAATGTTTATAAACGCAATTGCAATGTTTATGGCAAATGATACAAAGAATTTTTTTCCGGCACCTGGACAGATAAGACAATATATAGTACTTACAAATACAAAGAGGAAAAGAAAGTATACTGATATTTGGGCAGAAATAAGAAAGGCAATATCTAATAGCACTTATTATTCAATTGAACAATTTGAATTACTTTCATGTGAAGCAAAAGAAATAGTAAGAGACCACAGTAATTTAAGAAGATGGGCAATGGACGAAGACTTTAATGAATCAGTTATATATTCGAATTTACAGAAAATATATAATGATAATCAAAGAAGAGAAGAAGAAATTGCAGCTATTCCTGAAAATTTAAGAATAGGGATAGGATTTGAAGAAGATGAAATAAAAAAAATACCTTGCTTTCATGATGATTTGGAAGTCCATGAAAGAAAAGTATCTGACTTATCATTAGTAAATAATATGATTTATGATTTAAAAAGAAAGATGTGTAACTAATTAAATCGCTTCGCACATTATATGTTATACATGTATGTGTGTCAAGTATATTTTAAAAGGAGAGAATGAAAAACATGAGATATAGATTTTATATTGATGTAGTATCAAGAGAGTTTTACGAAAAAACAAAAGGACTTGTTTTAGTATTTGATGAAGAAAAAGACATTATTACAAATTCGTATGATAATTGTATTAATGATTTTTGCGAAATGCTAGAAAAAGAATCAAAAGAAAAATATTGTTTTGGAAAAAATGTTGATTTTGCAGGTGATTTATATGATAAATCAAAAAGTTATTTTGAAGAAAGTGAAACAAAGGATTTATATAGTGACTATGGGTTTTTAAAAATAGAAAAGTCTGATTTTTTGGAAATAATAAAAGGTTATATTGAAATGACAAAGAGTAATTATTTAATGGCTAAGGATTCAGCAGAAAAAGAAGACATAGAAGAAATGAAAAAATTTATTGAGGACAGAGTCATGTTTTTTGATATTGATGCAGTTTATAACATTGATGAAAATTCAAAAAGTATTTGCAGGTCATGGTTATTTGAACATGAAATATTTGAAATGTTGAGAATTTATAAAACAATAAAAGAAGATGATGTATTGATATTTTATGGATATTGAAAGGAGAATAACATGGAGAAAAGATATCTTATACCAGACCATCTTGGCTATAGAAAACTTCATGAAGATATGTGGGAGTATGTAGTCAAAGAAATATCTGAAACAGTAGATAAAAGAAAACAATTAGAACAAATTACAGAAATAAAAAAGAGATTTGTTGAAAAAGGTGATTACGAAGAACTTCATATGGAGTGTTATAGCTATTGTTTTGCATGTATTGAATCAGATAATAAATGTAATAAATGCAAGGTAGTAAATAATATTGGTAATTGCAATTCATTCAAACATGATTCAATATTCGAAAGATTGATAGACAGAATGGACCAATATAACATTAACTGGATAGCTAAAAATAAAGAAGCTATGGATCATATTGGAAATTTAGCAATAATGCTAGCAAAACAAATAAAAAATGCTTGGGAAAAAGGAGAATAACATGGAATACACATGGAGTGACAAAGAAGATATTTGGAATAATTCAAGATTTGATACAATTGAAGAATGTTATGAAGACGCAGAGAACTATATAGAAGATGGTGGAATTATTTATATTGGAGAAATTGAACAATGGTTACCAAGTATTAGTGGAGAGGATATTTTAGAAGATTTAGAAGACCGTGCTTATGATGATATAGGAGAAACAGCAAGTGGAATGTTTGACAATATAAGCAGTAATGAAATGAGAGACATATCAGACACGTTGACAGAATGTTTTAAAAACTGGTTGAAAGAAAATAATAAACATATATATTTATACAGTGTTGTAAATATTAAAAAATATGAATACAGGAGGAAATCATGAAAAAATTAACTGAAATTTTTGAGGTAGAAGAGGGACAGGAGTTTTACATTATAGGAACATCAGTCAATAACTATTATATCATAGAAAATAACTATTTATTTTATTTCGATGGACAACAAAAGAAAAAATCATTGATTGATATTAACCAAATAAATACTATAGAGTCAATTGAAATTGTAAAAAATTTTACAACAGAGACAAAGAAACTTTAAAGCAAAAATATTATGAAAGGAAAATAAAAAAACTAGAAGAAGAAAAAGAAAAAATTAAAAATTCTATAGAAGAGATAAAAAATAAATTCGAATTAGAAAGGAAAAATAAATGAATATATTAGATACAATAAAGATGATGGAAAGTGAAGATTATAAAGAGAGGTTTAAAGCAGAATAAAAATGAATTATCTTTTACTCCAACATGCAAAAAATCTATATATATAGAGCAATTAAAAGAAATGTATAGATACATGCTTATATTAGAACAAAGAGCAATTATAGAAAAAATAGATTTATAAGGCGATATAATTTATCCAGGCATATACAAAAGTATGTGCCTTTTTTATTAGTGGCTGTTTCCAAAATGGAAATAGTTGAAATACTTCTTGCAATCAATGTTAACATATGTTATACTTGTATTATCAAAAAAAAAAGGAGAAAATATGGAGACATTTTATAGTGAAGACGAAGATTATTTTTACACAGTGTGTAGTGAGTGTGGGGAAATAATCAGATACGAAACAGAATTTTATGAACAGGAAGACGCATACATCATTGATGATGTTGTTGTGTGCGAAGATTGTATTTCTGATTACATGAGGAAGAACTATTTTTTAAAGATAAAAATGGAAGAATAGAAAGGAGATACAATAATGAATATATATAAAGCATTAATTACAATCTCGAAAGAGGTTGGGGCGATTGGAAAAACAAGTGTTAACAAAACACAAGGATTTGCTTACAGGGGAATAGATAGTGTAATGAATGCACTATCTCCAATAATGGCAAAAAACAATGTTATTGCAGTTCCTGAGGTTTTGGAAATGCAAAGAGAAGAAAGACAAACAAAAAACGGTGGGAACTTGATTTATACTACATTAAAAGTCAAATATACTTTTATTGCAGATGATGGTTCTTCTGTATCGGCTGTTGTTATCGGAGAGGGCATGGATTCAGGAGACAAGTCAAGCAACAAAGCTTTAAGCGTAGCGTTTAAGTATGCATGTTTTCAAATATTTTGCATACCAACAGAGGAAATGATTGATGCTGATTCAGAAAGTCATGAAGTTGTTGGAAAACAGGAAAAACAAGAAACAACAAAAGTTCAAGATGTTTCAAATGGAAAAATAAGCAAAGTTAAACTACAAGCATTAATTGCAAAGTGTGGAGATGGAAGAAAGCCAGAAGAAGTTTTGAAGATAACAAAAGAAATAATTAGACTATACAAAGTTGAAAATCTTCAAGATTTAACAGAATTGCAACACGTAAATATAATCAATAATTTTGAAAAAATATGTGAAAAAGCAGGTGTATAATGGATGAAATAAGAGTAAATGCAAGCATAGTTAAAGGTTCGATAACGTTTGACTATGCAGGAACAAAATCAAGGCTAGAAAATATTCTAAATGAATATAATGGAATGACAATCGAAAGCGAAGATTCTGTAAAATTTGCAAAGTCGATTCTTGCAGACTTAAGAGAGGGGAAAAAGCAGTTTGACTCAAGAAGAAAAGATATAAAAAAAGAATGGAATGAACCATATTGTGAGTTTGAAAAACAAGCAAAAGAAATAATTGAACTGTTTGACAAGCCGATAAATAGCATCGACTCACAGGTTAAAGAGTTGGAAAATAAAAAGGAACAAGAAAAGTTGCAAAAAATAAAAGAAATTTATAGTAAAAATATTGATAATTTAAAAGAATATATGGAATTTGAAACGATTTTTGATGAAAAATGGTTAAATGTAACAGTGGCTTTTGCAAAAATAGAAAAAGAAATAGTTGAAATTAGAGAAAAAGTAAAAAAAGAAACAGAAGCAATTGAGCAAACAAGAAGTGCTGCAGTGAAAAACGCACTAAATAACTACAAAAGAAATAGAGACTTTATTGTTGCAATGAAGATGATAACAGATTATGAAAGTGCAAAAATAGAAGAAGAAAAGAAAAAAGCGGTTGATTATTACAAAAAAGAAATTGAAATAAAAGAAGAAGTGATAAAAGAAATATTTGAAATAAAGGAACAAAATAAAGACGCAGTTACAAAAACAATTAAGTATACAGTAAACGTAACAGATGAAGAAAAAGAACAATTAGAAATGTATATGAATTCAATTGGAATTGAATTTGAAGAAAATTTTTGGGAGGTTTAATATGAATAAGGCAATATTAATGGGACGTCTTACACGAGATCCAGAAGTTAGATATTCACAGACACAGCCTGCAATGGTTATAGCAAGATTCTCAATTGCAGTGGACAGAAGATTCAAGAGAGACGGAGAAGCAGAGACAGACTTCTTTAACTGTACAGCATTTGGAAAACAGGGAGAGTTTGTTGAAAAATATTTGAAACAGGGAACAAAGATTCTTGTAACTGGAAGAATTGAAAACAACAACTACACGAATAAAGATGGTCAGAAGATTTACAGAACTGATATCAAAGTGGAAGAAGTTGAGTTTGCAGAAAGCAAGTCAGCACATGGAAACGTACAGGAACAGCAACAGACGGTTATAGAAAACGGATTTATAAACATAACGGAAGATGATAATTTACCGTTTATGTAGAAAATAAAAAATAAAAGAAAAGAGGAAAAAGAAATGAAAAAAGGTGATAAGGTTATATTAAGAGCAAACATGGCAGGAGTATTTTACGGTACACTAGAAAAAATTGAAGGAAATACAGTATATCTTACAACAGCAAGAAAGCTATACTCATGGTCAGGAGCAAATGCAGTTGAGCAAATTGCGTTAGAGGGTGTAAAAAATCCAGATGCATGTAGATTCACTGTTTGGGTGGAAGAGATAGCGATTAATGATTTTTGTCAAATGTTAAAATGTACAGAAAAAGCATCAAAGTGCATAGAGGAGGTTAAAGAGTGGAAACATTAGAAGAAAAAATTAAAAAATTTATTTATGTTAGCTCTGGCTCTGGCTCTGGCTATGGCAATGGCTCTGGCCATGGCGATGGCCATGGCTCTGGCCATGGCGATGGCCATGGCTCTGGCTCTGGCTATGGCTCTGGCCATGGCGATGGCCATGGCTCTGGCTCTGGCTATGGCTCTGGCTCTGGCTCTGGCTCTGGCAATGGCTCTGGCTCTGGCAATGGCTAT